CAGGTAAAAAATGTGGTCGTCAAAAAGGTGAGAAACGTGGCACGCCTTATTGCCGTCCAAGTAAAAGGATTAGTAAGAAAACTCCGAAAACTGTTTCGGAGATGTCTGCCTCGGAAAAAAGAAAACGTATTGCACAAAAGAAAAGATTAGGGCAACCAGCAGGTAAGCCAAGAAGAGTGGCAGCTGCTAGGCGTAGAAAGACAAAGTAATGGATGAGTATAAAAATCTTGAGGATCAAATTTGTGAAGAAATTCGTGAATGGTCAAGATTTGCATTAGAAAAACCAAACAAAAACTATAACAATCTTCCTTCTTGTCCTTTTGCAAAAACAGCCTGGAAAGATAAGAAAGTAAGTTTTGCTTTTAAAAACACCAGTTCATATTATTGCTTAGATACTTTGATAGATTGTTTCAAAGATAATAAAGATTTAATTATTATTGTTGATATGTGCTTTGACAATAATGAAAAATTTCACAATCATTTAAGCGATGTAAATGAAAAAATTCATAAAGGTAAATACAAACAAAAAGACATTTGGATAATGGGATTCCACCCTGACGATGACGTAAATGAACTTATAGATGATGGTACGTTTGCAGAAATTGTTAAGGAAGAATATGCTTTGATATTCGTTCAACGATTAACAAAGCTACAAGAGAGTGCAAATAAATTGAAGAAACTCGGTTATTATGATAAATATTATAATAACTATAATGTAGAAGATATTTATGAGCAAAGACAACAATACTATAACAATCTTAAAAGGAGAGAAATATGGCAATGAGTCCTAGAAAAATGATGGCAATGTCAAGAGAACTAGCCAAAGCTGCAAAAATGATGGAGGGCGGACAAGCAAAGCCCAAAAAAATGAGAGGCGGTGGCATGGCTGCAAAGAAAATGCGTGGTGGTGGTATGGCTAAAAAAGGTTTTTCCAAAGGTGGTGCCGCTATGAAGAAAAAGGGTTTTGCTAAAGGCGGAGCTGCTGGTATGAAGAAAAAAGGCTTTGCTAAAGGTGGCCGTGTATAAGTGCCCTATTTACAAAGTAACATCCCTCATTTTAAATGTTGGGTGAGAAAAGAGTACACGCACAACCACGAAAAATACCACGGAGAGTTTCTACACGCTATGGCTATAGCAGTTACGACTGTGCCTGATAGGTGTTTAAGTTTTCAAGTCATATTTACAGGTTGTGAGTCAGATTTTGATGAAAGCCAAAACGTCAACGGCGGTGCTATGTGGGCTAGAATGCCAATTACAGCTTTAGTTGCAGATACTCCTTTGAAAGAATGGCCAGAACCTATGCTTGTGCATTTAGTACAACCCTGGGACTGTAGTTCACATTATCACTCAGTAATAAAAATGGATAGAGTTAGCTCAAGTCCTTGGAAATGTAAGATTGATGGTAAATTTTACACAGGTAAGTATCTTTTTACTGTAGATTATACAGAATCTGACATAGCTGATGACCCCGCACAACATAAACAAAGTCATGTTATTGAGTTAACTGATGCTGGTAAATGGACTGGAAATATAGTAGCATTACCTAATAACAGAGTTCGTGCAACAAGTCCTGCTTTGTGGGAAACTGGTGATGGTGCACCTGATTTTAAACCAAGTCAGTGGATTCATAACGCAGAGTGTGATAATAGTTATATGGACCCTAGTATTACGTTTGATAACTTGTATAAGGAATAAAAGATGACAACTTCAAGTTCAACAGATTTCAATTTAGATGTAGCAGAATACATTGAAGAAGCTTTTGAGAGATGTGGCTTAGAAGCTAAAACTGGCTATGACTTGCAAACTGCTAGGCGTTCTATGAATATTATGCTTGCGGAGTGGGCAAATCGTGGCCTTAATCAATGGACTATTGAACAAAGAACTCAGGCATTAACAGCTAATGATTCAGAGTATAGCTTGTCAACAGACATTATAGATATATTATCTTTGGTTGTTAGAAGAGATAATACAGATTTTAGCATGACTAGAATTAGCAGAGATACTTTTCTTAATTTACCAAACAAGACATCTACGAGTAGGCCAACACAATATTTTTTAGATAGACAAATAACACCTAATCTAAAGTTATATCCAACACCTGAAAACAGCACTGATGTTATTGTATTTGACGCTTTAACAAGAATACAAGACGCTGATACGCAGGTAAATACTATGGAGATACCTTTTAGATTTATACCTTGTCTAACAGCTGGTTTAGCATATTATATAGCTATGAAGAGAGCACCAGATAGAATACAGTTATTAAAAAGTGTCTATGAAGAAGAATTTGAAAGAGCTATGGCTGAAGATAGAGATAGATCAGCATTTAATGTAACACCAAAACTTGATTATTATAAGGTTGGATAATGCCTTTTGCTAGTGGTAAATACTCTTATAGAATATCAGACAGGTCTGGATTTAGGTATCGTATTAAAGATACTAGAAAAGAGTGGAATGGATCTATTGTAGGAAAAGATGAATATGAAGAAAAACATCCTCAATTAGAGCCAGTAAGATCAACACCTGATGCTGAAGCAATAAAAGATGCTAGACCTGATACTAATGACGATAATAAAAAGTTTACATTATATACTAATACTGGACTAGGTAATCTAGGTACATTGTTAACAGCTTTTAGTGCCACAGCGTCAGTAGGCACAGTAACAGTGAGCATTACATGAGCTTTACATTAACAACATTAACAGATTCAATCAAAGAGTGGACACAAAATGATGAGAGCACTTTTGTAGCTGAAATACCTTTTTTTATTAAAAATGCAGAGGAAAGAATATTTAAAGTTGTTGATCTAGAATATTTTAGAAAAAATGCAACTGGTGTTATGACAAGTGGTAATAAATTTTTACAAAAACCATCTGATTGGTTAGCTAATTTTTCTTTATCTTTTGTTAATTCAAGTAGTGAAAATGTTTTCTTGTTACAAAAAGATGTTAACTATTTACAAGAATTTCACCCTAATCCAAGTAGCACAGGAACGCCAAGGTTCTATGCCTCTTTTGATGTTAACAATTTTATTGTTGCACCAACTCCTAATAGTAATTTCACTGTAGAAGTGCATTATTATTATAGACCAACTTCTTTAACAACAGATGATTCTGGATCAACATGGATTAGTACAAATGCACCAGATGCTTTATTATATGCAACACTTATAGAAGCATATACATTTATGAAAGGTGAAAACGATTTATTACAACTTTATACAGCTCGTTTTACTGAGGCCATAAGCAGATTAAAAATATATGCTGAAGCAAAAGAAAACACAGACGCTTATAGGGAGGGATTAGTAAGAGTTCCAAATCAATAAAAAGGTAGCAAAATGAAAAATAAAAGTGTTGCTATTGTCGCATTGGGCAATAGCTGTGCCGAATACATGATGGCAAAAATAAGAAGCGAAAAGTTTGATGAGACATGGGCAATAAATTCTGTTTCATCTGTTATATTTCACGACAAAATGTTTATGATGGATCCTCCATCAAGATTTCTTGATACTCCAAATGCAGGTAAGCAGACAGATGTTATGTCTGAGAGGTTAAAAAAGAAATTAAATATACCTATATTTTCTTGCACTTTAGATGAGAGATGTCCTGATGTTGTCGAATATCCATTAGAAGAAGTTTTAAAAAAAACTGGTTATGCTTATTTAAATAATACTGTTGCTTATGCAATAGCATATGCAGTGGCTCAAGAAGTCAAAGAATTGCATTTATATGGTATAGATTTTACTCATAAAAATGTTGCTTTTGCAGAAGCTGGTAGGGGTTGTTGTGAATTTTGGTTGGCTATAGCTACGACAAAAGGAATTAAAATTAATATTGCTTATAATTCTTCATTGTTAGACACCAATGTACCAGATCAAGAAAAACTTTATGGATATCATAGGCTTGATAATCCTTTAATATCTACTGTATCTGAAGGTCATTTAGTGATAAAAAGAAAATCAAAATTAGAACCACCAGAGCCCTTAGATTCTCAACCTAATTTAATAGGTAGAGAGGATATACCTGGTGTTAGTTATGAGGAGAAAAAAAATGTTTAATGTAAGTTTTTCAGAAGTAGGTAGCGTAAATGTTAAAACCTCTCATCAAGGAGGGTTGACAAATGAGCAGATAGCTGATCTTGCAGTTGATAAGATTGCAAGTATTTCTGATCAAGCTCCACCACACATAAGACAACAAGCCAAAATTTTTAAGGAGCATCTTAAAATAATTTTGTATCATTATCTTATCTTGGCAAGAAAAGAAGAACGTGCTAGTATTATTCAAGTTCTACAATCGAGTGGACAAAAAGAAACGGCTGAATATATAAGGAGACTCTGATATGGCTATAACCCAAGCAATGTGCAACGCATTTAAAAAAGAACTAATGCTTGGCACACATAACTTTGCCACTAATGGCAATACCTTTAAACTAGCACTGTATGCAGAAGGTGGTGGTGGTAAATCTAGTACAACTGCTACTTTAGGTCATGGAACAACTGCTTTTACAACAACTGGCGAGATAGCCAACAGTGGTTCATATTCATCTGGTGGTGGTGAATTAACAAAAGTTGCTCCGTCTGTTGCTAGTTCAACTTCTTCGGCAACTGCATTTACAGATTTTGCTGATTTAAGTTTTACAACTGCAACAATTACTGCAATGGGAGCATTAATTTATAATGACACTAACAGTGATAAAGCAGTGTGTGTTTTAGATTTTACATCTAATAAAACATCAACAGCAGGCACATTTACAATACAATTCCCAACAGCAGACGCATCAAACGCTATTATTAGAATAGCCTAACAAAAGGCTAACCAATGGCGAACATTACTGGTTGGGGTCGAGGCACATGGGGTGAAGGAGCATGGAATGCTCCTCTATCCGTTGAAGTTACTGGAGTTGCTGGAACTACGGCAGTAGGTAATGAAGTTGCTTTTGCCAGTATAGCTGTTGTTGAAACTGGTTTAACAGGAACCTCCGCAGTAGGTAATACTGTTGAAACAGGAACTGCCAAAGTAATACCAACTGGAGTTGCAGGCACTTCAGCAGTAGGAAACGAAGTTTCTTTTACAAATGTCGTTGTTATCGAAACTGGACTACAAGGAACTACTGGTTTAGGAATTGTAGTCTCAGATGGTGCTGCTGTAGGCACTACTAGTGGTGTTGTTGGAACTTCAACACTAGGAAACACAACGGAAACGGGCACTGCCATTATTACTGTCACTGGTGTTGCTGGAACTTCTGCCGTTGGAAGTGAAAACGCTGCGGGACAAACAAATGTAGCACTAACTGGATTAGGTGCAACCTCTTCTCTTGGAAATACAGTCGAAACTGGCACGGCATCTTTTTCAGTAACTGGTGTTGCTGGAACTTCTTCTGTTGGAAATGAAGGTATTACAACAGGTTCTTTAGTTATTGAAACTGGATTGTCTGCAACTGGTGCGATAGGGAGTGTCACTGTTGTTCCATCAATAGAAGTCGTGCCAACAGGTGCATCAAGCACTGGTGGTATTGGGGACGTATTAGCTGCTGGTGGAGCTAAAGTCACTGAAACAGCTTTAACTGGAACTGTTAATATTGGTGACGAAGCCGTAAGTGGTGCTGCGAATGTGTCTGTTACTGGCGTAGTTGGAACTGGTAGTGTAAATCAAAATGCGGCTCTTACTATATTTACAATCACAGTTGTAGGTGGTAATCCTTCTAACCATCCTTACTATAATGTGGG